AGTCCGTTACGTTCTGCAGCGAAGCTTCTGCTTTCCCTGCACGGCGCAGACGCAGCTATGGAAGATAATGTTTTAGAAGTCGTTGTTTGTCTTTCCGCCATGGTGCGCGATCACATCCCGGTAATCGAAAAGATGTTGACGCAGCATCTTCCGTCCAATCAGGCTGTGTTAAAATCTACCCACGTCCCTGCAAAATCTTCTAAGCCAAAGAGCGTTTCCTCTTATTGGTTTCTTGCGGGAGCCGCCGTTTTATTGATTGGGCTGATTTTATTTTCGCGTTCTTTCGGTGGCAAGAGCACAACGGCGCCAGACGCGATCGAATCGCATGTGCCGGCACGCGTTTCGCCTTCTCCAACAAGCCTGCCCTCCCCTACTCCATTGCCGTCGCCATCTCAATCGCCCACGAACAGACTTGTCCCCGTGCCTGAAAATGGTCATACTCTGTACTATGCAACCGGCGAACCGCTCGCCCCACTTAAGGTCACAGTTCCGAGTGGAAACGACTATTACTACGTTGTTCTCTCCAGCGCAGTTACACAAAAGAGAGCAGTTTCTTTGTTTGTTTATCCTGGTAAAACCGTAGAAATTGATGTTCCGCTTGGCAGGTATAAAATTTTTTATTGCTGTGGCGTTAGTTGGTACGGCTCAAAGCTATTGTTCGGAGATAGTGGATCGTACTGTACATCAGATGATGTGCTTGTATTTGATAATGATGGCGAATATTATAACGGATATGAATTTACTCTTTACCCCGTTTTTGACGGTAATTGGGACACTCGTGAGGTTGATTACTCAGATTTCCCAAGTGCTTGATTTCATGCAGGCAAATGTTATGGTTTGTGTGAAGCTCGATATGAATTATGGCTATTTTTTCGTGGCAAGTGTCTTTGAGATTACCACCGCGAAATTAGAAGGATGGTTATGAGGATAGCTTTATACGCTCGTGTGAGCACCGAAGAACAGGCGATTCATGGGCTTTCGATTGAAGCACAATCAGAAGCCTTGGAAGAATGGGCAAAGCAGGAGCATGCAAATGTTGTCGGCACTTATATCGATGCCGGAATATCTGCCCGCAAGCCTGCGTCAAAGCGCCCCAGCATGCAGCGCTTGCTGGCAGACATTGAGCGCGGAAAAATTGATATGGTAGTGTTCACTAAGCTAGATCGGTGGTTCCGCAATATAGCAGAGTATTATAAGGTACAGGAGATCCTGGAACGGCATGGTGTGAACTGGAGAACGATCCATGAGGATTATGATACCTCAACCGCATCCGGCCGGTTTAAAGTGAACATCATGCTGGCCGTTGCGCAGGATGAAGCAGATCGGACGAGCGAACGGATCAAGGCGGTGTTTGACAGTAAGCGCAAGCGCGGAGAAGTGGTGTCCGGCTCCGTTCCGCCCGGCGTAAAGATAGAGAACAAAAAGCATGTTGTAGATCCTGATGTGGCGCCAATGGTGCAGGATATATTTCAATTTTTCATTTCAAACCATTCCCTGTATGCTGCGCAGCGATATGCCGCAAACACACATGGGCTACGGCGCGATATCACGACATTCCGGCGGTTGCTTCTGAATAAGGTATACCGCGGCCTTGTCGTGGATGAAAAGACGTTCGATCTGGCGCAGGATCTGCTTTCGGTTCGGTCTCAGCGCAATTCAGGCGTAGTGCGTGGCCGCATCTATCTCTTTAAAGGGCTTGTCCGGTGCGGCACGTGCGGTAGCATGATGTCCGGTATGGTGTGCAAAGAGCATTACTATTACCGCTGCAACGATCACGTGTATATCGGTGGCTGTCCATACGAAAAGAACATTCGCGAGGATTATATAGAGCGGTGGTTGTCCGAGCACATCGTATCCGAGTGTGATCGATATAATACGCAGGCAATCCGGGCTCGCGCCGAACGGCCGCGCATTGATGAAGTCGGCATAC